AACACATCTATCACGAACCTCAATTCGGGGAAAACTGGTTTACATATCCCCATCTATACAGGTACTTTGTACAGAAACTGTCTGATGGTGGGAAGATCGTTGAGGTTGGTTGTTGGAAAGGAAAGAGTGTTGCTTTCTTGGCAGTTGAGATCATCAACTCAGGAAAGAAAATCAAAGTGGATGCCGTTGACACATGGCAAGGAACTCCTGATGAGGAGTATCATCAGAACGATACCTATGTGAAAACAGATAAACTTTATCAACTTTTTTTGTCAAACATTTCTCCTGTTTCAAGTGTTGTCACGCCAATAAGGAAAACATCCGTTGAGGCTGCTGCCGACTATGCAGACAATTCTTTGGATGTAGTTTTCATTGACGCAGGACACACCTATAACGATGTGATGGCTGATATTTCTGCATGGCTACCAAAGGTCAAGAGCAAAGGTTGGTTGGCTGGACATGACTATGCATCTAGCGAAGTCAAACGAGCCGTTGACGAATCTATTGGTTCGGTTGATCAATCGGAAGGATGTTGGATCTATCCAAAGCCCTGAATGACCGCTTGCATTTTGCTGAAAGTGTGGTACTATGTCCGAATCCATGACGGACAACATCGAACTCATCATTCTTCGTAGCCTTCTCCATCGACCTGACTTCACACGCCGTGTTCAGCCGTTTCTCAAGCAGGAGTACTTTCACGACCCCTGCGAGAAGCGGCTGTTCAATACGGTGTCTGATTTCATTGAGAAGTATGCTACCGCACCCACCCGCGAAGCCCTGAAGATCATCCTCAATCAGCAGGATGGTCTGTCTCAGGGCGAGTTCGATGAATGCGTCAAGTTGGTGGAGTGCTTGGAGAAGTCAGGCGAGGAGCCTGATGAGCAATGGCTTGTCGATCAGACCGAGAAGTTCTGTAAGGACAAGGCTGTCTACAACGCTCTCATGGAGTCCGTTGAACTGCTAGACGAGAAGAAGGCAAAGGGTCGCTCAAAGAACGCGATCCCCGAAATCCTGACCAAGGCTCTCAGCGTATCTTTCGATGAGCATATCGGACACGACTTCATCGAAGACGCAGAGAAACGCTATGACTTCTACCACCGCGTGGAGAAGAAGACGGCGTTTGACCTTGACTACTTCAACAAGATCACTAACGGCGGGGTGCCCGACAAGACTCTCAATGTCATTCTAGCGGGTACTGGCGTAGGCAAGTCCCTGTTCATGTGCCACCATGCCGCGAATTGCCTGACCCAAAGCAAGAATGTGCTGTACATCACATGCGAGATGGCTGAGGAGCGAATCGCAGAGCGCATCGATGCCAATCTGATGGACATCACGCTTGACGATCTGAAGAAGTTGCCCATGGAGATCTATGCCAAGCGTCTTGCCAAGGTGACCATGGGCATCACGGGCAAACTCCTGATCAAGGAGTACCCCACAGCATCTGCAAATGTGAATCACTTCCGCCACCTGTTGGATGAACTTCGCCTGAAGAAGAACTTCAAGCCCGATGTCATCTTCATCGACTACCTCAACATCTGTGCTTCTTCTCGTTTCAAGGCAAACGGGAATGTCAACTCATACACCTATGTGAAGGCAATTGCCGAGGAACTTCGTGGCTTGGCTGTGGAAATCGGTGTTCCTATCTTTACCGCAACGCAGACTAACCGTTCGGGCTTTGGCAACACCGATGTCGAACTCACGGATACATCGGAGTCATTCGGTCTTCCTGCTACCGCAGACTTCATGTTTGCACTCATCGCTACCGAGCAGTTGGATGAGTTGGGACAGGTCATGGTAAAGCAGTTGAAGAATCGCTACAACGATGTGGCGACGAATCGCAAGTTCGTGATCGGCATCGACCGTGCCAAGATGAAGTTGTTCGATGTCGATGAGTCTCAGCAGCAGTTGATCCAAGGCAACGGAGCCGAAGATCAAGATGATGAGGATGACGGTCACGCGCACGGGGGCGGGGGCGCGTACAGGCGCACGGGCGGGTACGGGCGTGAGAAACCCGCCATAAAGGGTTGGTCTTAATCTACGGGCGGGTGCCTGATAGTGGTAAAAGGTGGTGACTTATAATCGCCCTCATGCGGGTTCGACTCCCGCCCCGCCTATTCGACATATGCCTAAATAACCGCACAGGAGACTCCCTATGCTGTCATTTAAGCAAATGCTCCCCCTGATGGAGCAAACTGAGCAGAATAAGCACCTAGATCACATCGAAGATCTCATGCTTCTTCGCGGTGGGAGCGGGTTGGACAATGCAATTGCCTTTCTGAAGGACATTGTTCAGAGCCTCAAGACAGGCAGCACAACAATGGGAATGTCCACCAAGTGGGACGGCAAGCCTGCTGTCATCTGTGGCATCAATCCCGAGAACAAGAAGTTCTTCGTCGCCATCAAAGGTGTCTTTGGTAAGCAAGTCCAAAAGGTCTTTCATACCGAGCAAGAGATCCGCAAGGGATTTGACATCAAGGACTTGGCTGACAAGTTGGTGCAATGCCTGAAGTATCTCCCAAAGGTAGGAATCAAGACGGTGCTACAGGGAGACCTGATGTTCACCGCAGACGGCAAGAAGAATCTCACGATTGGCGGCAAGCCACACATCGGCTTCCAACCTAATACGATTCTTTATACCGTTCCGACTGAGAGCGAGATCGGTAAGCGTATCGCTGCTGCAAAGATTGGAATCACATTCCACACCGAGTACTCAGGAAAGACTCTCGCTGATCTGAAGGCGACCACCTTCAACTTCAACGCTAGCAAACTCAAGCAGCACCCTGATGTTTGGTTCACCGATCCAAACATCTATGACCTTACTCCTGCCCTTATGAAGGGAGGAGAAGGCGATATGGCTCTCAGGAGCATTACCGAGTGCGAAGCCCTAGCGAAGAAGGTAAAGCCCTTCCTGAAGCCGCTGCTTGCCCGTAAAGACCTCATGCCGCTGATGCTCCCCTACATTAATAGCACCATCAATGGTGGTATGACCAGTTTCAGCACAAATGGTCTGAAACTGTATGTTAAGACTAAGTTGGAAAAGGAACTAAATAAGTTGAAGACCGAGAAGGGCAGACAGGCGAAGGAAGCCGCCATGAATGACATTCTCGCGTTCATCGATGCGTATGAGGGTCAGTTCACCGCTATGTTTGAGTTGCACAACAAGATCGCCAAAGTCAAGGAAATGATTCTTGGAAAGATGTATGCGGTGTCTGCTCTTGGTCACTTCTTTGTAGATGCTGACGGCATTCGTCCCACAGATCCCGAGGGAATCGTAATCGTTCGCACGGGCACGGCAGTCAAGTTGGTCAATCGTTTGCGCTTCAGCAGACAGAATAGAAAGGTAAACGAGTCGTGAAGAACTTCGCACAGCACATCACGGAAGCACCGAAGAAGGACACGGTTGTTATTGCATTCGGTCGCATGAACCCACCGACAATCGGTCACGGTGTTCTCGTTGACAAGGTTCTTTCCGAAGCGTCGAAGCGCAATGCGGATCACTTCATCTTTGCATCCACCTCACAGGATCCGAAGAAGAACCCTCTGACGCACAAGCAAAAGGTTGAGTATCTAAAGAAGTTCTTCCCCAAGGCGAAGTTCCCCCTGAACAAGGCGGGAGATCCATATTCTGCGGTTCTGTATGTCTGCGATTTGGGCTACAAGAACATTATCATGGTCGCGGGTAGCGATCAGGTAGAGAACTTCAAGAACATCGCCAAGTACAAGGGCAAGACTGCCGAGCGCGATCCTAAGAAGCGCAAGTATTCATTCGATACCTTTGAGGTAGTTCAGGCGGGTGAAGCCCGCGACGATGATGCACAGGGCGTTCAGGGAATGTCCGCATCCAAAATGAGAGCAGCGGCGTTTGACGGAGACTTCAAGAAGTTCTCTACAGGCATCGCAGGAAACGATGTTGCAATCAAGAAGAAGATGTACAACGATGTCCGCAAGGGCATGAATCTCAAGGAGGAGTACATCTTCGAAGCAAAGAATGAGGAAGACAAAGTCACCATTCTCGCCCTGACATCCTCCGAGAAGGATCTCAGCGATACGATTGAGAAGATGGAAGCCATCTGCAAGCGGCGCAAGATTGAGTTCTATGCCGTTAAGACGAGCAAGGCACAGGTGGAGATTTCCAATGTTGCCTCCAAGAAGATCACAATCAAAAACTATGATGGCGAGGGCAAGGATGCGGTGGTCGATCCCGCAAATACCGTTGCGGTAGTTCGCGGCGGCGTGATGAACAGCGAGATCGGTGTTGCAATCATGACCATCCTACAGAACAACGGGGTGTTCATGATCAACGAGCGTGGCGGCATGGAACTGTGCGCCAACAAGTTGGAGACGGCAATTGCTCTCAAGAAGCATGAGTTGCCACATCCCCGTACCGCTTTTGTTGCTGACGAGGAGAACATCGAATCTGCCGTAAAGGAAGTCGGCGGCAAGTTCCCGATCATCTGCAAGACCCTCACGGGGGCAGAGGGTATCGGCGTTTCGAAGATCGAAAGCATGGAAAGCCTCAAGTCCGTGCTACAGACTCTATGGAAGTATGGTGCGGAAGTTATTCTTCAGGAGTTCCTGCCGAACTTCAAGAACGATGTCCGCAGTATCGTCCTCAACGGAAAGATCTTTGCTTGCGCCAAGCGCGACAAGGCACCAAAGGATTTCCGTACCAACATCGCCCGTGGTTCAAAGGGTGGGTCTTTCCAACTTTCTGACGAGGAAATAAAGTTGGTGGAGCGGGCTGCAAGGGTTAGTAAGTGCTACTATGTCGGAATCGACCATGTCATCAATGACGGCAAGCCATACATCATTGAGATGAATGCAAGCCCAGGCAGCGGTAACATCTACTACCGCTATTACGAAGATGGCAAGGGCAAGAACAATGTGAAGGGCGAGGAACTGGTCGAAGACTTTGTTGATTACATTCTCAACAAGGCACATTGGAAGTTGTTCTCCAATCTAGCCGTGCGCGAAGAGGTGAAGATCGATGGCGTGGAGTACACCGCCAAGATCGACACAGGCAACAGCGGCTACAACATGATCCATGCCGAAGACATCAAGGACAATGGCGATCACACCGTCACCTTCAAGTTGCCCAACGGCAAGAAGGTTACCAAGAAGATCGTCAGTCGCATCACGGTCAAGAGTGGCATTGGCGAGAAGAAGCGACTTGTCGTTCTGATGGACATTGAGTTCCATGGCAAGAAGTATGCGAACATCAAGTTCAGCCTTGGTGATCGTAGCCACATGTCAACGAAGGTTCTGATCGGATTACAGTTCCTCAGCAAGACGGGAATGGTGGTAGACCCCGCAGAGGCAATCTATCCACAGCCCGATGTCAACTCCAAGCGCAAGGGCGACGAGGAGGAAGAGGAAGAACTGTCGGAGATGGCAACCAAGGATGCTGCCAAGGCGGTGGTTGAGATAATTAAGACCCCTGTTGTCAGCACAAAGTTGTTTACACTAGCCAACAAGAAAAAGACACTCACACCCGAAGAGTTCAAAAGAGAAGTTGAGAAAGTAAAAACCGAAGTCATGCTTCAGGCCTACAAGGCTGCGGGGGCAGGGGTTGCTCTTACCCACTTCTCCCACGATAACAAAATTGCCAAACTAATCACTAAGTTGTTTGACAAGTTGATGGTTTCGGGCGGTATTGATCTTGGGCTGTTTACCAACAAACTAATGACGGGCGCAATGTCTGCCTTGTCTATGTTGGGCATGGGTGATGAGATGGAAGGCAATCCTTTGATGGAAACCATTCGCCACGAAGGTGGAAAGTGGGTCATCTATTCAAAGGACGGCAAGAAGAAACTTGGCACATATCCAACAGAAACCGCCGCCAAGAAGAGACTTAGAGAGATCGAATTCTTCAAGCATCAGCACGAAGAAACCGTTGTCGAAGCCGATGTGACCAAGGGCAAGGAATTCAAGACCAAGTCGGGCAAGACGAAGGAAAGCCCCAAGGACAAGGCATCAGGTCTTCCAAAGAAGTATGTCGCTGGTCTCTCCAAGAAGGACGCAGAACTTCGAAAGAAGCGATTGGAGAAGCGAAAGACCATGTCGGATGATGATCCACAGACATGGGAGTTCGTCAATCCTGACGAGAAGGATATCAAGACCAAACCATCGAAGTACAGCAGCCTGTACAAGAAACTGGAGAAGAAGGGCAAGTTGAAGGCTCTCAAGAACCAGTACGAGCATGACGAAGTCATGGAAAGACTCGCTGCGATTGATGCTTCTGATGAGACCAATGGCGCAAAGTTGCGTATGTCGATTGCATACGAAGAGCGTTGCATTCGTCGTAAGATGACGGAAGCCGCGCATATCACCCGTGTATACATCGATCTTCTGAAGGAGATCCGAGATGAACAGGGCAAGAATCAGCCGAAGACGGACATCAACGAGGACTTTGATTACTTGATGTTGGAAGTCAGTCCACCGAGCGGCCCTGCTCGTCGGTTCTCCAAGAAAGAAAAGATCAAGAAAGAGTTTCAAAAGCGATATGGCAATCGATGGAAGGATGTTTTCTACGCCACCGCATGGAAGATGCACGGAGAGGAAGTAGAGTCTTCCCGATGGCTTGATGAGTCAAAGAAGATCAATGCCACCATGCAATGGACGGCTATCGGTAAGAGAGGCCCGCTGATGATCGGCTCTGATGAGATCGTCAAGACCTACAAAAAGGACACCCCTGGTGAACGGGAGCGTCTTGGCGAGGAGAAGTCCGAAGAGGAGAAGTCTGCGCTCTACAAAGAGTGGCAGAAACTTGTAAACATGTCGGGGAAAGAAATCCAATCTTTCCTAGATTCGGACGAGGGCAAGGAAGCGGGACTTTCTCGCAAAGAAGCGGGTAAGGCAGGAGCAAGTGGTGGCAAAATCACAAGCGGACGCGATTCCGCTAGAGCCATCATTCGCATGCTTGATACACCCAAGGAAAAGTGGACACCCAACGATTGGAAATGGGCGGGTAAGCAAGTGAATTTCATCAATCGCATGAAGGGTGCCAAGGGTGCGATGCGGGACGAGAAGGGTCGCCCAACTCGCAAACTGCTCGCCCTCAAGGTATGGGGATACAACCCCGAGAAGAAGTCATGAAGAACTATAAGTCGCTCAAGCAGGACATCTCAGAAGCCCGCATCGCAGCCCTTGAAAAGAAAGCAAAGGCTAGCGGCATTCCATACGGCATCCTCAAGAAGGTCTATGACCGTGGGATGGCAGCATGGAAGGGCGGTCATCGTCCTGGTGCAACAAGCCATCAATGGGCGTTTGCTAGAGTCAACTCTTTCATCGTTGGTGGTAAGACACGCAAGACCGCAGATGCTGATCTTTGGAAGAAAGCAAAGGGCGGATAACGAACATCTATAAATAACCAGTATCAACAGGAGATACCATGTTCCATAACCCATTCAACTCTAAGGTGGTCGCTGACATCACCAAGTTCCTAAACGAGCATCGCAACGATGTCGATATTCTCCCCTGCTTGGGTGAGAAGGCAGCAGAAGCCGCCAAGATCGTTGCTGAGAAGACCGTCCTTGAGGATCGTCGCAACACCCTTGTCGGTCTCTTCAACGAGGCTGTAAAGGATTGTGGTTGCCGTGGTACCACAAAGGAAGCAAACGACTTCTCCAAGGCTGTTCAACTTCACCTTGAAGGAAAGACCGCTGTTGTCCCCGCAGACAAGAGCAAGAACCCACCGAAGATCGGTGGATAAATAGAAAGCACAGAGGAGAACTACCAAAATGGCACTTTGGAACAACACAGATAGAGAAGAATCCAAGCCCACATGGCTGAACGCCGCACAAAAGGTTCGCTGCATTCGTACTGTAGCGGGATGGGAACTTCCCCTTGATGGAACCTCCCTTGGTGGCCAAATGATGGGTGTTGCGGGGGCTACATCCCTAACATTCTCCATTCCTTTCATGGAACTCCTAGTTGCCATGCCGCTTGACCCCTCAAGCACAGGAACCACAAGTTCGCTTTATGCAACTCGCGTTTCTGCAACTGGTGGCGCAACTGCATCGGGCGATTCCCCCAACTTCCTCCCGTACTTCACATGCCCCTTCAACGGCGATAGTGCAACTGCGGGTGGGCCTGATGGTCAGGGACTCTCTTTTGCCAACTCTGTTGCAGGAAGTGGCGCGGGGTATGGAAGTTATGCAGTCAATGCATATGGTGTTTCCACTCTTAACTTCTTGGGTGGTCAGACTGCATACATCAAGGTTGTTGCCAATGACAGTAACTTCACGCAGAACTTGACATTCAGCGAAAGAACCGATCCGTTCGGTGCCCGTGGAAACATCATTCAGGGAGCAAACTTGCTCACTACCACGAATGTTCCTGCGACAATCTACGAAGCCTTCTTTGGCCCAACATCGGATGTAAACAATAACATCGCTGTTTTCAAAATCAACACACAAGGTGCAACTTCAAACAGCGGCCCATACTCTGTTACATTGCGTGTCACCGATTCTGCAAGCGCAACTGCCGATACCACATTCCATGTGTTCTTCGGTGCAACTGCTACCTAATAGGAGTCAATATGAGATCGTTCAAGGAACTGAGAAAGACAATCAACGAAACCGCAGCATATGCCCCGTTTGACACGGTGGGTACTCGCGGTCGCGTGGGCCCGCAAGACGGAGACAACGCTCTTGACGGGACTGACATCAACCTGTCTTCTCTTTCTGATGCTGCGATTGCTCGTATCAACACCTATCTTGGTGCCCTATCTGCGAAGCCATACATCGACCCTGTGTCTGCCCTAAAGCAGGCACAGGGTCGGCTTCAGATGATCGGGCTTGACTTCCACATGGATCGGGAATGTGCCATGCGCCTTTCCACACAGACTGAGGAGATGCTTCCTCTAGTTCGCTTCGGTGGAGTCTTTGGTTCCGATGGTACGACCTACGGAACATCCCACGATGATGGAATCACCCCCATGCTCGGTCATGGTCTCGCCCTGCGAGTGGAGACAAACAAGTTGCCAAACGGACTCACCCAAGTCCATGCGATGATCGTGCCCAACGGCTAACAGCCATGGTTCTTTGTAATGAGAGGCGACAGCCTGACCGATGAGAACTATGTTCGATACGCGATGCGGAACTACGACAATCCCCATTGCACGGGGATCAAGGAGTTCGAAGAGGATCTTGCTCGTATCGTGTATCTGAAGCGTCTTTTCAGACGCTACAAGAAATCGGGCATCCTTAGGGATCGTCTGATCCTCAATCACATCATTACATTCTGCAATGTCTTCGGGATAGAAGCAGGAACCCGTCTTCTGTTCTTCAAGATAGATGCAGATTTGCACTACATACTTAAGACATTCCTTGTTTTCTTGGAGTACTTGCCCGACAACCAACCCAAGTTTCATCTTGAAGTGGACACGGTCAAGATAACGATGGACAACGAGATCATAAAGAGATTGCGGAGCATCTGATGGACATCGAACACCTCATCACGCAGCGTTTCAAGCACCTCATGAATTGCTCATGGAAAGATTTTCCTGAGCGAAAGAACATGTTCGAAGCCTACATTCACAAACTGCGAAAGGTGATGGAAGCGGGTGATCCGTTTACGATTTGGTCACATCCATATGTTCCGTCTCAGGCGGTTGAATATGGATATCGACTGCGGGAGTATTGCAGCAACGATCTGTCGGAAGGGGTGATTGAAAGACTCCTGATCGAAGAGTTGACCAAGCGAGGATTGGCACACAGCACGATCATGGAAGCAGCAGAGCCTGTTGCCATCCCATCGGGAATCTACGCAGTCTCAGGAATGAACAAGCAACTCGTATTGGAAGAAGAGTTGCTTCCATGCGATGAATTCTTGGGACATCCCATCTATCGCCATGAAGGCATGGCATTCACAATAGAGTCCGTTCGTATGGAAGATGCGCCCGTCAACAATGTCGGTGGTGGCAACATCGCGGGTGTCTCCCCTGGACAAGAACCCCCAGGGAAGCGTGGCATGTACTTCGCCCGTAACCTGAAGAAGACCAAAGACCTCAACAAGAAGTTGAAGCGTAAACTTTGATCGCTATCTATGTTCCTGTCAATAAAATTCTGCTGACTTTTATGCAGATTGATAAGATTCTCTATTACCCGATTTCCAATGTCCGCTAAGTTATAAGATCCTATAACTTTCGTTTCAGTTGGTAAATTCATCTTGACACCCCGCAGATCGTGGGGTACAGTATCTCAAATCAAATGCCGATTCACATCGACACCAAGTACATCAACTTGCTGTCACCTCGCCTAGACCGCTTTCAATGGAAGAAGCAGAGTCTTGCGGTGTGCCGATGTCCCATGTGCGGGGACAGTCAGAAAAGCAAGAGCAAGGCACGATTCTATCTGTACGAGAAGAAGGGATCGTTCTCATGCAAGTGCCACAACTGCGACTACAGCGCGACCCTGAGTTGGCTGCTGAAGACGCTTGACCCCAACCTGTACAAGCAGTACACATTCGAAGTACTCAAGGAAACGGGGGTCTCGCACGGGCGCACACAGGCACACGCGGACGCGCACACCCACGCGCCTGTGCGAAGGGAGGACAAGATCCTCTCTCTGCTGCCACGGCTAGACTCCCTCCCCAATGATCACCTTGCTGTTGTGTGGGCGACCAAGCGGCGTTTGCCCAAGGAAAGCCTGAGCCGCCTTTACTACTCCGAGAACTACGGAGAGTGGGCGAAGAACATCGACCCTGATGTACAGGCAGGAGATGATGAGCGGATCGTCATTCCCATCTTGGACATGGACGGCAAGGTAGTGGGGGCACAAGGACGAATCATCGGGAACAATAAGCCCGACCGAAGCACGATTCGATATCTGACCGTCAAGGCAGACAAGGATGCAGGCAAAACATGGTATGGCTTAGACAGGTGCGATCCCAAGAAGCAAGTGATCGTGGTGGAAGGGCCTTTGGACAGTCTATTCCTAGACAACTGCGTAGCCATGGTCGGACTATCCGATGCCACGAATATCCCCGAAGAACTGAAGGATTCTGACCTGATCTATGCCTTGGACAACGAGCCTCGCAACAAGCAAGTTGCAGAAGCGATGGAGCGTCTTTTGGAAGACGGTCATAAGGTATGTGTTTGGTCTGAGAAGTTTCGTGGACTAAAGGATATCAACGACATGGTTCTTGCGGGGAACGGAAGAACCAACATTCAATATGACATCATCCGCAACTCATTTTCAGGACTTGCGGGGCACATCGCCCTCAAGAGGTGGGCTAAATAGCCATGGAGGACTCTGAATGAACCCCGAAGAGAATGACGAGATCATGGAAACAGAAGTTGATACCGCGATTGATACCGATGCAGACGAGGTTGTCGGTGATGTACCAACCATCATCGACTTGGTCATGGACGGCAAGGCTAGCGAAGCCAAGCAAGCCATCTATGCCTCCCTGTATCAGAAGGTCGGAGAGCGGATCGATGTTCTGAAACCCGAAATCCGTAACAGCATCAACACCGCAGAAACCCCGACAGAGGAATAAACAATGGAAGCAGTTCGTGAATCGATCCCCGTCTTGGACGGGGTGGGATTTGTTCAATATGTCTCCCACATGGGAAACGACCTTACGGTTGTCAACGCAGCGCGTGTCTCCTTCAACAAGGAAAGCGAAGAGTTCGCTGACCGTGACGAGAAGTTGATCAACTACTTGGCGAAGCACAACCATTGGACTCCGTTCGCCCATCCGCAGATCACGCTGCGGATCAAGGCACCCATCTCAATTCGAACACAACTCTTCAAGCACAAGCAGGGGTTTGTCGAGAACGAGGTGTCGCGTCGATATGTGACCGATGAGCCTGAGTTCTACATTCCTCAATGGAGATCGAAGCCGACGAACGGTGCCAAGCAGGGGAGCGAGGACTTCATCGACCATGATGCCCTGACCGAACACCTGACGCAGATGTATGAGGAATCAGTAGCAAAAGCCCATGGCTACTACAACTTCCTGATCGGGTCGGGGGTTGCGCCTGAACAGGCTCGTTTCATTCTCCCCCAAGGAACCTATACCGAATGGTGGTGGACGGGATCGCTTGCTGCGTATGCGAGAGTTTACGCCTTGCGGTCGGATCCACATGCCCAATGGGAAGTTCGGGAATATGCAAATGCCATTTCCACTCTTATTGAACCTTTGTACCCAGTATCGTGGAAGGCACTAATAGCCAAATGAGGCATCCCTAAATACCTCGTAAACTGCCCCCCTTGGGTTTACGATGGCGAACAGATTTAATGATTACATCAATGCCAACGGAGAAGACCCCGTCGAATTCGTTCGACTGAGTTCGGGCATTCCAGTAGGCACACAGGTGATGCTAGTCCGTCCCCTCATGGACTATGAGGCAGGATCGGTATTCACATATGCCCCCGCGAAGGCTTGCGAGGGTGGCAAGGTATATCGTTACAAGGGAATCGGAGAAGCGTTCTTCTTCGATGGAAGCGGAAATGCTGTCACTCTCAAAGGTGGCAAGCACATCCTAGACGAATCTTTCATTCTGCTTGAGAATGCTCCCAAGCCTCAAGTAGAGGAAGCAAAGCCACAACCTACACCCGAGGTTCGACCGCCCAAGGCAAGAGAGGTTCTTGCTGAAGCGAAGCGCAATCGTCCACAGCCACAAGTCATTCGTGGCGAGGACGGTATCCCTGGCGTCAGAGGCCCAAAAGGGGCTAAAGGCGACACAGGGGAGAAGGGCGAAAAAGGAGAGAAGGGTGAGCGCGGTGACAGAGGCGAACGCGGTGAGCGTGGACTTCAAGGGCCGCCTGGTATTCGTGGAGAAAGAGGAGAGCGTGGCGAAAGAGGTGAACAAGGTCTCCAAGGCGAGAAAGGTGAAAAAGGGGAAGCGGGAGCAGAGGGATCACAGGGCCCCCAAGGCGAACGAGGACTTCAAGGTCTTCAAGGGGAAAAGGGCGAGAAGGGAGAGCGGGGAGATATCGGCCCGCAAGGACTTCAGGGTGCCCAAGGAGATAAGGGAGATCGCGGCGACAGAGGAGAGAAAGGCGAAAGAGGAGAAAGAGGCGAGAAGGGAGAGCAAGGGGAAAAAGGAGACAAGGGAGAGCAAGGGGAACGCGGCGAGAGAGGCCCTGAAGGCGTTCAAGGAGTGGCAGGAGAGCGTGGGCTTGTAGGCGCACAGGGCGAACGCGGTGAGAGAGGAGAGAAGGGAGACAAGGGAGAGCAAGGGGAACGCGGCGAGAAAGGTGCTACGGGAGATTCAGGTCTTCTGTCGGTTCAGTATCCCCTGAAACTAGACAAAGCCAAGAAACATCTCTCTATCGATCTGTCCAAGATCAAGAGTGCTATAGGCACCGCACCTGTACTATATGATGGCGGCGGCGGTCTTGGCGAAGCCTTCAAGTTCATCTCTGTATCGGGACAGTCGGGGCTGACTGCTGTTCAATACGACAAGGAAACATTGACCTTTGTCGCAGGAACTAACATTGCCCTGACAACGGATCCCGACAGCAATGCAATCACGATCAGTAGTGTTGGTGGACAGGGAAGCATAGGCCCAACGGGTGCTACGGGTGCCCCTGGCGCGGGAGTTGCGGGAAACAATGATGTTGGGGTCATGTACCTCAAGAACAATGCAACGCCAACACCCATATCAGTAGTCAACGGAAGAGCGGTTGTTGAAGGTTCGATGACCGCAGGAGCCTTGTATAACTTCATCAAGGATCCGACCACGAACTCATTGAAGTATTTGGGTTCGGGTGGTCGTTTCCATGTTGTCGCCACATTCAACTTTTGGAGTGAAGTCAGCAACAATACATGCGGCTTCTATGTCGGTCATAACAAGAACATCTTGAGCGGATTGAGTGCGGATGCAGACCGCATCTCCGAATCAGAGGTGTACATCGACTGCCCATCGCAATCCAAGCCAGTTGCGGGTGCGATTCAAACTGTACTTGATCTGAACACAAACGACCGCCTGTTCTTCATCGTACAGAACAAGACTGCCGCGAAGAGCATAACGGTAGAGTTCCTGAAGTTCGTGGCGGTGACGCTGACTTCCGAGCGGGGGGCAACGGGCGCGACAGGTGTAATACCGAGCGACTATGTTTCGTCGGTAAACGGAATTACGGGTGCGGTTGGACTAACAGTCGCAGGAAACCTCACCCTGTCTGTGACAGGAGCCGACAACAAGACGCTTCGTTTGTACAGCAAGCCTTATGCCACAGTCAAGGGAACTGCGGGTGCTATCGCATGGGCTGACACGGGAGCAACTTTTGAGGGAGATGGATCTGATCTTGGTGCAGACAATGCCCTCAAGTTCAACTACCTCACAGATCTTTCACTTCAAACACCAGGGTCTTTCAAACTCGGAACCCTCTACCCCGATAGTTTCATACAGTTTGGTGATGGTACGACTCAAGGAACCGCAGCGAAGTGCTGCCCACCCCCTCTTGCCACCACGGGTTCGACGGGTGTTGCGTCTTTCGATGACAACTATTTCCAACTCGGCTCTACGGGACATGTTTCCATAAAGACAGGAATCAAAGCAGGAAACATCATCGTACTGGGCACAAGTTCGGTCTTTGGGGCGGGTGCTACGGGTGCCCTGCCCGCTTTGGACGGATCGCTCCTTCTTGAGGTAAATGCAAAATATCTTGAAGGAAAGACGCGAAATCAGATCACAGACGGTGGAACCTTTTAACCCTACATACTTACTCAACAGGAGAGTTTGACAATGCCCCGCGAGAGTACTATTCAAATCCTGCGTTCGACAGGAACCGACACACCGACAGGATTGACATTCGGTGAACTTGCTTACTCGGATGTAAACGAGAAGTTGTTCGTCGGAGACGCGGCTGGCAACTCCATTTGGGTCGGGGCACAGGTTACTGCGGGAAGCCTCTCCACAAACAGCGAATACATCATTCCTACCCAATCGGCAGTCAAGACTTATGTTGATGGGGTAGTCGGTGGCGGCAGCGTGGTCAATAGCCTGAACGGCACGGGTGGCAATCTAACAGTTACAGGATCAGGAGCAATTACCCAAACGGTTTCGGGCACGACCACCACATTCGGTGCAAGGGTTTCCTCCACAAGCGTAACGGGTGTTGCATCTTTCAACAATGTTCACTTTTCCGTTGACACCACAGGTCATGTCAAACTTGCGACAGCATATCAAGTCACAGGTCAAACAGTAGTATCGGGCGGTTCATCTCAACTTGTCTCCACTTCGGGCAATACGGTAACGATTGACAATCGTGTTGCAACTTCAAGCGTAACGGGTGTTGCATCCTTTAATGGCACTCGCTTCACAGTATCTGCTGCGGGTGCTGTTGATCTTGCCACGGCGTATCAAGTCACAGGCGACACGGTACAGGCGGGTTCCTTCATCAACATTGGTGCAGGAAAGACAATCAACAACATCGGTGTTCAGACATTCAATGGTGCTACTGGCGCGGTGACTTTCACGGTTCCACTCGCTACCACATCACTAACGGGCACCGCATCCTTCAACCCAAGTCGCTTTCAAGTCTCTGCAACGGGGAATGTCGATCTCCTTGCTGCATTCCAAGTCACAGGTCAAACCGTTGTCTCGGGTGGTGCATCTCAACTCGTCTCTACCTCAGGAAACACAGTAACGATTGACAATCGTGTTGCAACTTCAAGCGTAACGGGCGTTGCATCTTTTAATGGAACCCGATTCACGGTATCGGCAGCAGGCGCGGTTGATCTTGCTTCTGCCTATCAAGTCACGGGCGATACGATTCAGGCGGGTTCCTTCATCAACATCGGTGCAGGAAAGACAATCAACAACATCGGTGTTCAGACATTCAATGGTGCTACGGGTGCCGTTACCTACACACCCACCATTGCATCCACTTCGCTTACGGGTGTTGCCTCTTTCTCTTCTGACAACTTTGCAGTATCTGCTCAGGGAGTTGTAACAGTCAAGGACGGCGGTATTGCAAATGCCGAACTTGTAAACTCTAGCATCACAATCAAGGCAGGATCTTCCGATGCAGGGCAGGCAATTTCCCTTGGCTCGTCCTTCTCAATCACGGGCACCGCAAATCAGGTTTCTGTATCTCGCAGCACTAGCGAGTTTACAATCGGTCTTCCGAACGATGTAACAATCCCAGGGAACCTAACTGTCAACGGAACAGTAGTCACCGCAAATGTGGACTCTTTTATCGTTGAAGACCCGCTCATCATGTTGGGCACAGGCAACGCAGCAGACAGCGTTGACCTCGGTTTCTACGGACAGTACACAAGCAGCGGCAAGCGGTTTGCGGGTATCTTCAGGGATGCCTCAGACAGCGGGAAGTTCAAATTCTTTACGGGGCTGTCGGGTGGCGTAGAACCCACTACCTTCGTCAATGATGCAGGATCGGGATATACAGTTGCCACGGTCGTTGCCAAGATCGATGGCGGCACATTCTGACCGCAAAAGACGAACTTTGAGCAGCCTCCTCTTTATGGGGAGGCTGTCTACATACTGTATCAAATGTTCTGTGAAGGCATGATCAACCATGGCGCGTGACGAATACATTCGGATATACCGATCAGATGTCGGAGGGGCAACCCCATCTCTCACATCGGGCGAAATCGCTGCAAATCTTGTTGACGGCAAGTTTTTTGTTGGCGGTACCAACGGATCTCTTATCACATTCACATCGGATTCCTATAGCGTTACGGGAATAAACGGTCTTACGGGTAATGTGTCGATCACGGGCGATGGTAGTGCCGTCTTTGGCTATGCCAACAACAGGATCGGAGCAAGACTTGGTTCTTACACGCTAACTGGCGTTGCATCGTTCGATCCTCGCTTCTTCGGAATTGGTCTTTCGGGTCACCTTGTACTAACAGGTGCATATCAGGTTACAGGTGACACCATACAAGCGGGTTCTGCGATCAACATTGGCGCAGGAAAAATCATCAACAACATCGGTGTCACAGCCTTCAATGGTCTTACAGGAAATGTGTCGCTCACAGGCGATGGTGGTGCCCTACAAGGCAAGGAAAACAATCGTCTCACCGTAAGAATGGTCACCGACAATGCTGTTACAGGCGTTGCATCATTCGATGACACTCACTTCACCGTAGCCGCAACAGGACATGTAAGAAGCAAGGGTGTCATGACGATCAACAGCCAAGCACCCGATGCGAACGGAAACTTTACGATTGCGGCTGCTACCGTTGTAACTGGTGATGGTGGTGCAGTTCAAGGCAAGTCAGATGCTTTCATTACAACAAGACTTGCTACGGATTCTCTGACGGGCGTTGCCTATTTTGATAGTGCTACCCTGACCACAGATGCGAATGGCAAAGTTACGGTCAGGTCAATTACGATACCCGATGGTATTGGTGGATCAGGTCTGCTTACGCCTGGTGTAACAAGAAATTTTGTCGGCAGAGGTGGAATCCGAACAATATGGGAGGGGGCGAACTATCTCTACTTCGATAATACAGGTGTCACCTCGTTCAACGGTCTCACAGGTACTGTTTCGCTGACGGGCGATGGCGGCTCTCTATTCGGCTACGCGAACAATAGGATTGGTGCAAGATTTGGTTCCTATACGCTAACAGGCGTTGCATCCTACGACCCCCAGTTCTTCGGTATCGGTCTATCAGGGCATCTAGTTCTAACTGGTGCCTACCAAGTAACTGGCGATACTGTTGCAGCGGGATCGAATGTCACCATCAGCCGTTCGGGGAACACAGTCACCGTCAATGCAAACGAAGGTCTTGGCTCATATACGCTCACGGGTGTTGCATCCTACGACCCTCGGTTCTTTGGCATTGGTCTATCGGGACATCTCGTCCTCACGGGTGCGTACCAAATCACGGGCGATACAGTTCAAGCGGGAACAGGAATATCAACCGTAAGAAGTGGAAGTTCGATAACGATAACAAATACTGGCGTTATCTCCTTCAATGGATTGACCAATGCCGCCATCACTCTTACTGGAGACGGTGGTGCAATTTCTCTGAGACAAAAACAGCCGTATGCTGTTGAGGGGGCTGATAGAGAAGTCACAGTAAGAATCGCATCATCTAGTGTTACAGGAGTTGCCTCATTTGTATCTGGCGTTTTTGATGTAGCGTCTAATGGTTTGGTTTCTTTGGCAGACGGCGGAATCGCAAACAAGGCACTTCAAAATTCATCTTTCACAGTTAGAGATTCGCAGGGTTCGACGGATACTATTAGCCTAGGAAATACATTAACTATTACTGGTGGTGGTGGTGTTGCGGTTGTCAAGACTGCAATCGATACATTTTCTGTTAGAGGAATTACTGCTAGTGAATCAGTATTGGGCATTGCCTCCTTCGATCCCCGCTTCTTCGGTATTGGTGGAACGGGACACCTTGTCCTCACGGGTGCCTATCAAGTCACGGGCGATACAATTCAAGCGGGTTCCGCGATCAACATTGGAACTGGCAAAGTCATCAACAACATTGGTGTTACCGCGTTCAATGGTTTGACGGGTGCTGTTACGCTAACGGGCGATGGACAGGCAATTCAAGGCAAGTCAAACAATACGATCACAGCCCGTGTTGCTACAGACTCTCTAACTGGTGTTGCTTCATTCTCCAACACATACTTCACGGTAGCAAACGGTGCCGTGAGTCTCGCTTCGGCATATCAAGTCACGGGCGACACGGTAACTACGGTGGTCGGATCGGGTATCGGTATTGTCACAAATGGCAAGACGGATACTCTGTACAACATCGGTGTTACGGGTATTGGATTTGGCAATGATCTTGGTCTAACTGGTAAGGTAAACATTACAGCAGGATCAAACATCACGATTACACGGTCGGGCAATACGATCACGATTGCGGGTCAGGCACAACAAATAACTGCTGTAACAGGTGATGGTGGTGTAATTCAAGGAAAAGACGATGCCTATATCACGGCAAGAATTGCCACCACTTCTCTAACAGGTGTCGCTTCTTTCCCCGATTCTTACTTTAGCGTTGCTGCAAACGGTTCTGTTTCAATCCTAGACCCGTATATTCAATTCCAAGATTCGGCTAGTCAATCTGTAAACATATACAGCCTTGGTTATGGTGCGACATATAGATCTATTAAACTGAGCGGCACGGATGGCGTTTCTGTTAGGTTGATACCAGGCACTCCGAATCCTACAAACGAATACACAATCAGGAATACAGGTGTCACCTCGTTTAACGGTCTCACGGGTACTGTAACTCTTACAGGTGATGGTAGTGCCCTATTCGGTTACGGGAACAACCGAATTGGTGCAAGACTCGGTTCTTATACCCTAACTGGTGTTGCATCCTACGACCCCCAGTTCTTCGGTATCGGTCTGTCGGGACACCTCGTACTGACGGGGGCATACCAAGTAACTGGCGATACCGTTGCAGCAGGATCAAATGTCACCATCAGCCGTTCGGGGAACACAGTCACCGTCAATGCCAATGAAGGTTTGGGTTCTTACACGCTGACGGGTGTTGCATCCTACGACCCTCGGTTCTTTGGCATTGGTCTATCGGGACATCTCGTCCTCACGGGTGCCTATCAGGTCACAGGCGACACGGTACAGGCGGGTTCCTTCATCAACATTGGTGCAGGAAAGACAATCAACAACATCGGTGTTCAGACATTCAATGGTCTTACTGGTGCGCGAACACTTACAGGTGATGGTTGGGCAATTCGCGGCATCGGAAATAATGCGATTACGGCAATTACAGGCGGGTGTGGTTTTACTGGTGTAGTGGGTGTGGATTGCACCAAGTTTGTCATCAATGGAAATGGAATCATCACGGGCTTGGTTGCAACTAACGCATGTGATCCGCCACCAACAACTCAGGCAGAATGTGTTGCATGTGGTGGACAATGGCAAGCAAATTTCCCTAGTGGTGGTAGTTGCATATTGTCCCTTGCCCCCTCGTATTCGGGACTTGGTGTGTCGGCAGGGGCAGACGGCACGATTTCCTACTTCTATTTCGATGCGGGCAATCTAACTTTCAACTCCGCACTTACAATTGATAAGAGCAATGATTATGTTCTGTTCTATGACGCAAGTGAAACTGGAGTGATGAAAACCAAGAGGGTTAGGCCCGAACGGGTTCTTCTTGACAACGATGCAGTATTCAACAGCAAGTCAAGCCAGTTCGTAAAGTCGAAGTCATCCACGAACATCGAGTTTGAGATTCTTACCGCAGCCGTATCTGCGGGTGAAACCAAGTTGCTCAAGAGCGGCGATGCGTACACATACATCACGCAGAACACCGTAAAGAGCCTGAACGGTCAGACGGGAGATGTCGCAGTCGTTGGCTCTCTCAATGGATGCACGGGAACCATCACAATCACGGGGACAGTCAATGAGGTAATGGTCTCCAACTCATGTCCGACGATAACAATCGGCTTGCCCGACAATGTGTCTATTCCCTATCTTTCGGGAACTGGTGCAACATTCACACAAACCGTAACTGCGACCCGTTTCATCGGGATTGTCTCGGGCGGGGACTTCTAAATAGGGATACAGGTACTCGTTATGCCCAAAGAAAGCACGATTCAGCACTACACATCCTCCACGACAGGGAGTGTCCCGACATCGGGAAATCTAGCCTCTGGTGAGTTGGCGATCAACACAGCCGACGAGAAGATCTTTTACAAGAACCATGTAGGAACGGTTCTCTCGCTGTCGCAGACCAAAGATTTGTCGGGTGCGTTTGCTGCATCTTCGAAGGTTGTATCGTCATTCAATGGTGCAACTGGTGCCGTGACTTTCACGGTTCCTTTGGCGACCACATCGCTGACGGGCACCGCATCCTTCAATCCAAATCGTTTCCAAGTCTCTGCTACTGGTAATGTTGATCTCCTTGCTGCTTATCAAGCCACAGGCGACACAGTCATCACAGTCGCGGGATCGGGAATCGGTATTATTACATCAGGCAAGACAGATACCCTGTACAACATCGGTGTCACTTCGTTCAATGGTTTGACAGGAAATGTATCACTCACGGGTGATGGTGGCTCTAGCCTAGTTCTCGGAAACACAGTTGTCACAAACCGCATCGCAACAACTGCCGCAACTGGAGTGGCATCTTTCAACTCAACATATTTCTCAGTATCCAATGGTGCTGTAAGCCTTGCTGCTGCATATCAGGCAACAGGTAGTGGTATCGCTACCGTTCCTTTGGCTACCACATCTCTCACAGGAACGGCTTCGTTCAATCCAAATCGTTTTCAAGTCTCGGCTACTGGAAATGTAGATCTCCTTGCTGCCTATCAAGCAACGGGCGACACAGTCATCACGGTAGCGGGATCAGGAATTGGCATCGTTACATCGGGCAAGACCGATACCCTATACAACATCGGTGTCACTTCGTTCAATGGACTCACGGGCAATGTATCTCTTACAGGCTCGGGCGCAATTCTTCATACTGTCTCGGGCACCACCACGACTTTGGGTGCAAGACTTGCAACCACGGCTGTTACGGGTGTCGCGTCGTTCAACAATGTCCGTTTTACAGCCACCACTACAGGGCACATTGATCTTGCTGCTGCCTATCAGGTCACAGGTCAAACCGTTGTCTCGGGCGGTGCATCGCAACTGATTTCCACCTCAGGCAACACAGTAACAATTGATAACCGCGTTGCGACCACATCTGTCACAGGTGTCGCGTCTTTCAACTCCACTTACTTTACGGTATCAAATGGTGCCGTAAGCCTTGCATCTGCGTATCAGGCAACTGGCGATAATTCTAAAATTGCATCAACATCTGTGACGGGTGTTGCATCTTTTGACACTAGGTTCTTCACAGTAGGAACCACGGGACATGTCGTTTTCTCGGGTGCAACTGGAGATACGATTCAGGCGGGTTCCTTCATCAACATCGGTGCAGGAAAGACAATCAACAACATCGGTGTTCAGACATTCAATGGTGCTACGGGTGCCGTTACCTTTACAGTTCCATTGGCGACCACATCGCTGACAGGAACTGCGTCTTTCAATCCGTCCCGATTTACCGTATCTGCTACAGGTAATGTCGATCTTCTTGCCGCTTTCCAATCGACAGGAGACACAGTCGTTGCAGGAGATAGAGTTTCTATTGCAACAAATGGAAAGACAAAAACAATTTCTTCGGCAGTTCCAATTGCATCAGCCAGTACAACAGGCGTTGCCTCTTTTGATGGGTCGGTTTTCAATGTCGATTCGGTTGGCAAGGTTGGACTGACTCTTGCTTATTCTACCACAGGCGATACGGTCATCACAGTCGCGGGATCGGGAATCGGTATCGTTACATCGGGTAAGACAGACACTCTGTACAACATTGGTGTCACCTCGTTCAACAGTCTAACTGGGAACATATCTTTTACGGGTGATGGTGGCTCTAGCCTAGTTCT